CAGCTTCACCTTTAAGGTAACGCCTTGACAGATTATCTAGAATCGCCAAGTTTGCCTCTGTTGTCATGCCTTCGCTACCTAAAGAATCCAAATATGTTTTCAATTCAACATTGGAGTTAAGTTGTTGAGCACTCATGCCTGTAGCTTCTTTAATAGCATTTAACAACTGCAATCGAATACTTTTTAGTTCATCACGTTTAGCTTGTTCAGCAGTACCAAAAGTACGACCAGCCATTTGACCAACAGTTCCCGTTTGCAAAGATGTAACTAAGTTTGCAAGAGGGCCTTTTGATGTGCTTGTCATTCCACCCATTTTGGCTAAATCTTTGACCAAAGTTTCTGCTGTAGAAATTGTATCTCCCAAAGCCAGTTGGCCTTCAGCAGCCTTCTCTGCTTTCTCTTGAGCCTTAAGAACTGCTGGACTTGGGCCTTTAAGAGATGCCATCAATTGAGCAAGTTCTTTTCTAGCTTCAATCCGCATTTGCTCTTTTTCTATATCAGTTTTTGCTTGTCTAAGATCAGACTCTAATTTGGCTTCAATTTTTTCACGTCCTAATTGAAGAGTAGTTTCTCTTTGAGCCGCTAAGTCTGCTGATCTTTGCAAAACAGCCATTACTTTATCTGGTGGGCCATACTTTGTAACAACAGACAAGATTTGTTCTTGTGTAGCATTAGGGCCAAGTTTAGACAACTCAGAACGTAATTCTTCTTCTTGTTTGATAGACAATTGTGTTTTAGCAGCAGTAGCCAAAGATGCTTGTTCTGCCGCCCGTCTTTGTTGAGTTTGAGCCATCTCACCCTGTGCTTGACGAGCATATTGAGCCAATGCCATAGCACCTTGTTGATCGCCCATCTGTGCCAACATCTGTGCGCCTTTTAAAATTGATTCAGGATCAGTCTGGTCTATCTGTTGGGCAATAGTGTTTCTAGTGCTAATTAGCTTCAACTGAGGGTCTTCTATACCCATAGCACCACCAATAGCACCAGTAAGCCCTCTAGCACCTGCATAGGTCATTGCCGCACCACGAGCCGCAGGGTCTAGTTGAGCAAGTTCAATACCCTCACGCAAAGCACCTCTACGTTGTTGCTCACCATACATTTCAGGGGTTAACCCGAATAGACCCGCTACGATATTTTCTGCCATGATGATTCCTTAGAAGTAAAGCGAACCGAAGTATTCGCCTGTCGATGGGTCTATACCAGTTCCATATTGTCCATAACTAAAGCCACTTGTTGCAGGTTGGCTACCAAATAACCCACCTACTACTTGACCAAACAAAGGATTAGCCGCTGCTCCAGACAATGCCGTTGCATAAGGATTAGTGGTTGCTGCAGCCCCTGTAGCCAATCGTTGACTAATATTTGCACCTTCTAAGCCCAAAGCACCCGCCCTAGCACCCGCAGTAGCCGCTGTTTGACCAAGTTGTGCGCCCATTTGGAATGGTTGCTGACCTGCTGCTTCCAAGGCTTGCATCTGTCCAAAAGCACTTGTAAATGGTGCATAAGCCGCTTGTTGACCACCATAGTATTGACCCATAGTCTGTGCGCCTGTACCAAGCAATCCCGCACCAAACTGGACTTGTTGTTGACCAAACTGTTGAGCATTAGCCGCCAATTGAGCCTCTTGTTGAGCACGAGCGTTATACAAAGCCTGTAGTTCAGGAGTAGTAGCACCCAAAGTACCACCTTGAGCAACAGATAGACCGCCACGACCTTGTTGTTGGAGTCTGTTTTGCAAATTAGCAAGTTCAGTCTCTCTGCCTGGTTGCAACAAAGCCATCTGCTGATTGAGATAGTTCTGAGCAACAGCTTGAGGTGATTGAGCAATGTATTGATTGCCAAGGTTAAACAAGTTCTGTGCACCTGTTTGAAGAGGAGCAAACTGTTGTTGTGCTTGTTCTGCTTGTGTTAAACCTGCACCCGCTAAAGTAAGGAAGCGATCTTGAGCATTCTTTGCTTCAGGGCTTAATGTGTATCCTGCGCTAGTGAGTTGACCTGTCTTAGGATCGACTTGGAATTGTGAAGTACCAAAACGAGTGGTCATTCCAATAGGTCTAAACTGAGCAGATGCTTTAGCAGCAGCAGTCTCAGCATCAATCATTGCTTGCGCTCTTTGAGCCGCTTCACGAGATGTTTGTTGTTGGAGAAGACCACTAGCAGTAGTAGCCCCTGACTGAACTAGATTACCAATGTTTGTAGGAGTCAAAAGTTTATTGACTGCTGTTGGAATCAATGATGTAGCTATGTTTGTAGCAGTTGGTGTCAATGCAGACGCTACAGCAGGTGCTAATACAGATGCAGCCGCAGGTGCTAGTAAAGATGTTGCCGTAGGAGTTAATGCTGAAGCCGCAGTGGTTAAAGCTCCTGTTGCCGTTGGTGTCAATGCAGTAGCTGCAGTGGTAGCCGCAGCAGTAGGGGCTACTGCACTTGTCGCAGCAGGAGTTAACAATCCCGTTGCACCTGCCGCTCCCGCACCGCCAAACAACCCAGCACCATAACCACCCGCTAAAGCAGCTAAAACTACAGGGTCTGTAATGGCTTGTCCTAATCCCTCTAAAAATGAACCTGCAACTGCTTGTTGTTGAGTAGTTTGTTGGTATTCACCAGTAGGAGAGTAATAATTGATGTTTCCACCAACTTGGTTCTCACTGGCTTTATAGGTAATGACATTTTCTAATGGGCCAACTTGCTGATCGTCACCAGAACCTCTTATTTCATTGATAGCTTGAACATAAGTATCACCAAGCAATACTGCTTGATTAGGAGGAATAACTGCGCCTACACGAGCCGCAACTAAACCTTCATCTAACCCAACAGCTTGAGCCATTTGAGCAGGAGAAACTCCATAGGTCTCCATAGCCGTGACGATCTCGGCATCAGTCATGCCTGGATTTGATGTCAGGAAATCTATAATTTGTTGACTTGTCACGGCCATGATGTTTACTCCGCTTCTTTAGGAACTTGCGCTTCAGCCTGTTCTTTTATTTTAAGAATCAGAGGCCATACGCCACTAGACGATGGGAGGTTTCCCAAGGTTTGCAATACAAAGTTAATCTCGTTAACGTCTAACTCTAATTTCATGCTGCACTCCAAGGTGTGCCAGTAGCAGTTACAGGATTCTTTTGCAAAGCAATATTAGCCGCCAGAGCATCTTCTGTGGCTTGTTTATCAATTCCATTAGCCCAAACCCAACCAAGGACTGTTTCTTGTGTAAGTTCTGAATAGGGAATCGTTGGTGTTCCATCAGCCCATGAGCAAGTTGAATAGATAGAGGCTGTGTAGTCTCCATCTACTGCTGTGGCTTGCCAGTGAGCAGTTGTTACAAAGCCGTTTGAGGTTTCACGCTCAAGTGTTGAAATGGTCCAGTTTGTCATGTTTAAACTCCTTGGTTAGCTTGAGCCGCTTGATAAGCCGCAATCACTTCAGCAGTCCAGACTGTATTGCAGATTGCAACAACATTAGCGGGAACGCCAGTTAGGTCTTGTGCGGGTGTGAGGCTTGAACGATGAAAGGTTTGGCTGATTTGATTGCCATCTTCCATGATGCGAGTTGCCTCACGATAAAGAACGATGCCGTTCTCTGTGACTGTGATTTGGTCAACAGTTGTGGTTTTGGTTAAAGACATTTTGATTTCCTTTTAAGTTAAGTGTCCGACCTGATAATCCAATCAGGTTAATTAAACAAAATAAGTGCCAGTAACAGTAATGTTGACTTGAGAACTTGAAGCAAACCCAATAAAAATCTGGCCGCTACCGCCGGAGTTATAAATAAGCCCTGTCCCAGATATATTGGGGTTTCCGTTTGTTACTGAACAAGCTTGAAGCAAAGTGCCCGGCCCAAAAGGTAAACCCGTAAATTGCGCCCCAGTGGCAACACTAATGTTTCCCGCTGTTTGTGACATTGTTATGTGTACCATCCTTCCAATTTTTGTGTAAAAACCAGAATATGCAGGAGTTCCTGAATTGGTAGTCACTCCACTTGTAGCCACAGGTGTCCAAGTCCCCTCCTCATAGTCATCCAACGTATTAGCGTCTGATGATGCTGATTGAGTTGCGGGGAATGTGATGCCCGCACCGCTTGATGAGGGGGTAGCATCTCCAACAGAAATTGTTGTTACTGCTTGAACACCACCAGCATTTGGAAATTTAAGTCTTTCTATATTTTGACTGCGAATACTGAAAGTGCTTCCGCTTGTTGTTCCAACAAAACTGTCACTGGAAACACCGCACTCAAGGACTACAGTTGTTCCTGCGGGGTTAGTGATCTTTACCCCTTTAGTCCCATCAACTACCGCATCTGCAACGCCAATATGTAATTTAGCCGCTGGCGAACTTGTACCAATACCTACATTGCCTGCGTTTGTGATACGCATTTTTTCATCGTCAGAAGTTAGAAATCTAAGAACCCCTGCACCCGCATAGCCAGAATTTATAGTGCTAACTCCATTTACATCACTGCTTAAATTTAAGCCGTTTGTGTCTGCATTTCCGTTTTTAACTCGGAGTACACCAGCCAGTTCTAACTTTTGACTTGGGCTTGTAACTCCAATACCTAGATTGCCTGATGCAGTAAGCCTCATAATCTCAGAAGCACCAGAATTAAAATAGAAAGCATCAGCAGATTCAATGGTTAAAGCACCGCCATTTTTTAATTTAACTGATGAGCCACCATCTGCAATAACTTCAAATTTTCCAGCAGTTGTTTGAACCGATAATCGGCTTCCTGACGTAAAGGTTGACGTACCAATACCCAATGCTGTTGAGGTGAGGCGCATACCTTCTGTAGGGCTTGAACCTTGATAAAAGATTAAACCGCCACCACTAACCGCTTGTATTTGTCCAGTTTGTGTGCCACCAAAATTAAATTGCAAACTGCCAGGATTTGAAGTTCTATCTAAAGTTAAGGTAGAACCACCTGAATTTGTGATTGTCTGTACGCCAGTAAGCGCAAGAGTAGAGCCATCAAAAGTAAGCGCAGAACCAGTAGCCAATGCACTTGAACTAGATGCGTACACCACACCGCCTGATGTGAATGGAGTAGCACCACCTAAGTTTGTACCGCCATTTGCAGTAGGTAGTGTTCCTGTCACTCCAGTTGTCAAAGGCAAACCAGTTGCATTAGTCAATGTTGCGCTTGTTGGAGTACCAAGGATAGGAGTAACAAGTGTTGGGCTTGTTGCAAAGACGTTAGCACCGCTACCAGTTTCATCGGTCAAAGCAGCCGCTAGGTTTGCACTTGATGGAGTCGCTAGAAAGGTTGCTACACCAGTTCCTAGACCTGATACACCTGTAGCGATAGGAAGACCTGTAGCGTTCGTTAAAGTTGCGCTAGTGGGTGTTCCAAGGATAGGTGTTACTAGGGTAGGAGAGGTAGCAAATACTGCTGAACCACTACCTGTTTCATCTGTCAAAGCACCTGCAAGGTTAGAGGAGCTACATGAACCCAAAGACGTAGCATTGCCAACAGAAGTGACTGCACCTGTTAAGTTAGCGTTAGTTGTGACGTTACCCGCAGTCAGACCTGAAGCAGTGCCTGTGATGTTTGTGCCTACCAAGGCTGATGGAGTGCCAAGGGCAGGAGTTACTAGAGTAGGGCTATTGGCAAACACCAAAGCACCTGATCCAGTTTCATCTGTAACGGCAGAAGCCAAGTTAGCAGATGATGGTGTACCCAAGAAGGTAGCTACACCAGTACCCAAGGATGTAATACCTGTACCACCATTAGCCACGGGCAAAGTGCCTGTCACACCAGTGGTCAATGGAAGACCAGTTAAGTTTGTAGCTACACCAGAAGCAGGAGTGCCCAATGCGGGAGTCACCAATGTAGGACTGTTTGACAGAACAACAGAGCCTGTACCAGTAGAAGAAGTTACACCAGTACCACCATTGGCTACCGCTAGAGTTCCTGTGATGTCAGCAGTAGAGAGGCTTACTGCATCCCAAGAAGCATTAGTGCCATCAGTCTGAAGATACTTGTTTGCATTGCTTGTTTGGCTAGGCAACAAGTTATTCAGAGCAGCAGTAGCCGTAGAAGCACCTGTACCGCCATCAGCAACCGCTAAGTCGGTAATACCAGTAATTGAACCACCAGTAATGTTGGCAGCAGAGTTATCTGTCTTTGTTGCAACAGCAGTCTGAATATTGTTAAATTCAGTATCAATCTCTGTACCCTTAACAATCTTTAAAGGATTGCCAGGAGACAGATTGTCTTTAGAAGCGAAATTGGTTGTTTTTGTATAGTTACTCAAAATTATTCTCCTTGTTTCAGATATGCCATTAACATTTCAAGCTCTTGTAAGGTTGCATAACCTTTTATGCGATTTGCTTTCCAAGAAATAATTTGAATGTTATCTAGCGTATAGCCTTTTTTTGAATCTAACCTATCAATGCTTGGGCTATCTTCTCTAAAACCTGCATTGTTGAATTGTAATTTCATTCCAAAAATAGGACAACATCCATCAGCAGGATATATAGCTTTTATATCTTCAACTGAAATAGTATGTTCTCTATCCTTATTTTTTGCTCTTCGTTTTGAAGCGTTAATTAACATTTGCAATCTATAGTCAAAATCTTTTCTTCGATTTCTTTGATAAGACCTTGCATAGTCTAAATTTTTTTGATGGTTTTCTTGTCTACGCTTTGTTTGATAGATTAAATCGCAAGGACGACATTTATATTGCAAACCATCCCTAGAGGCTTTGTTTTTTGTAAAATCAGAAAATGGCTTATTTTCTTTGCAACTACTACAAATCTTTGTAAATTGGGCAAACTTTAAAACATTTGACATGGTTTACCCTATTTTGCCATCTTTGGCTTGAATTTCAATCTTTTGAAGAGAGAACGATGTGCCATTTATCGTTGTCTCATACCCTGTTTGAACAATCTTTCCCGCACCAGAAGCATTTGCTATTAGCGTCTTAATTGGAACACCACTTGTGTATTCAGCAATGTTGTACTCAGCAATTCCATACTCATAACTTGCTTGTGTAGGAATGTAGACGTTCTCAGCACGATAAGAACCAGAGTAATCAAAACCCCAATTGATAGACAGAAACTGATTCGATCCACCAATCACAATGGCAGTTACAGACTTCAGAATAGAAATCTGATTAGGGTTTCCCAAGTCAGCATTGTTGGTGTAGTACGCAAATCGGTACGTGTTGGCATCATCAAGATAAGTTCCATACTTACCGATATACCCATTCTTGCCAATGTACAAATCACCATTACGCAATGAGCGCAAAGCAGTTGGTGCAATAGAGTCCCATTTCGTTACACGGGAAGCTCCATCTTGCAAAGTTTGCTTGGTATCGAAACAGTAAACTTGGAATGTTGCGGGTAAAACAAGCAGATAAAAGGCTTCTTTTTCTGAGTAAACAGACTTGATATTAGCCAGTGTCTCGCTTACCAATGCTGAGTTCAAATCAAAACGAACATTTTTGGACAAGTCTCTCAGGGGTGCAGACTTCTCTTGGATTGTCCTCATCAGTGAACGAACACCTGAGTCTGACAAGAAAATAACATCAGAGCCAACGCTTTGAATACTATCTCTTGCAATACATCCAATAGAGCCAATTGTGTCGCTCAGAACCAAGGATGCGGGTGTAGAAGCACCAGAATAGACAAGAATCTGTCGTTTACCAAAGATAAACAAGAAATCATTGTGGGCTGCCAAGCCCATCACTTCATCTGCACCATTAGGCCATACACGGGACACATCGAGTGAGCCAGAAGTACCACCACCCCATACATGACCTGCAATCAGATCAGAAAAGGTAACTGTTACTTTGTCAGTAGACGTATTAGCCACCCACAAACGACCAAATGCTGAAATAGCAATGTTTGCTTGAGGAACAGTAGCGACATAGCCTGACTTCTCAGAAACTCTGCGATAAGTAGTAGTACTTACTGCGGGGTCATAAATCAAAGGATCGTGACCTGTTTGAAAGAAGTATGCAATCCCATTTAAGGATGCAGTCTGCCAGTTATTTGCAGTAATAGTAGGAGCAGTACCGCCACCACCATAGGTCAACTCAGTCACCGCATTAGCAGTACCAAGTTTGAATATCTTGTTGTTGCCAGCAAACAGAACTGTAAGAGTTCCATCGTTCTGCACTAACTCATGGATTGCACCAACATCGTTAGCACCCAAAGCACCAGAGGAGGGATTAACCCTTGACCAACCTTTTCTAGCACCAATACGACCATACTGATCCAAGATGCAGTTAGTCGCAACCAAAGCAAAGCCAGCCCCTAAATCAAGGGGAGAATCTTCAGTATTCAGGCCATAAAAGCCTGGTGCTGAGAGACTGTAACTTTGGAGTTGTGCTGCCATTAGACCGCCACAAAGTTGTCTTCAGGATAACGAGTGGACTCCAATGCAATGGCATCAGAGAGCATTCCTCTAAACAAGGCATAAGCCTCGGAACTACTTGTTCCACCATCTTCACCACGCTCAATCAAAGCACGAGCATAAGCACTCTGAGTTACCAAATAGTCCAAGACTTTGACTGAAGTGCCATCAGCAGACAGATTAGCCTGTGGAATGGTTAAATCAAACTTAAGTGTATAGACACCATTAGGGATGGGAAACAAATCAACCTTTGTGTCGCCACTGCCATCTACACCACTAAAGCAATATTCAGTAGGAACGCCTTGAACTGGTGTGCCAAAGTTCAAATTGCGGTTCATGTCTGAAACTGCAATGTTGCTCAATACAATATAGTTTGTCGTATTAAGAGCTTCAGCAATACGAAACTTCTGACCCGCACCTGTCAAAGCATAAGAACTTGTACCAGAAGTAGTACTAACTGTAATTGTTTGTCCTAAGACATTCCAATTATAGGAATCTTCAATCTGACGCTTGGCATCATTGACAAACTTGCCAATCAAAGAAGAATAGGTTGTTTCGCCAACAGTAGATACTGTGCTTTCACGCAAGCGAATTAACACATCGTTAACAAGTTCTAAGTAGGTCATGTTCGTTGCGCTCCTGATACTTCAAATGTTGCAAGTACAGACATTGTTGAGCCAGACTCAGAAGTAGTGGTTAAATAATCACCTTCTTCCATCACAAAATATTGTGTGTCTGAAATAAGCGTTAATGTTGTTCTTGCTGATAAAACTTGATCGCTAACAATTAAAGTTGATGTAGCAGTACTTGCGTCATACCAACTAAATGAAATGTGTTTGCTTGGAGCTGTGTTACAAACGTGAATTAAGACGCACCTTGCATAGTATCCAGTAGGCACTGTATACAGCGTAGTAGCTGTATTAGCAGTTAAATTCTTACTGATAGATACTGGTCTCACTTCATATTCCTCTTAGAGATCGCTTTAGCCTTAGCTTTAGCGTCTTCCTTGGACGTTGCGCCCCAAGCTCTAAGAGAAAGTAAAAGTCGGGTAGGCTTTCCATCTTTCATCTCAGCGCCAGGCATATTGCCCA